GTCAGCAGTTTGGGTAATACCAGTAATTCCTGATACTGCCCCGTTATCAGCTTTAATAATAGATGTCATGCTGTGTAGCTTCCTGAAGAAGTAAATTGCATAATAGTGTTAGCACCTGATGTTGATACGGTAGGAGAACCAGTAGTAGTACCTGAGTAATTGGAAGTTGGTACGCTGATGATTACTACTCCAGAACCACCTGCTCCAGCAGTTTGTGCTCCGCTAGCCGAATAGTAAGGTGAGCCACCACCACCGCCAGTATTAGCTGTTCCTGCTGTACCACTAGATGAGTTATATAAACCACCATTACCACCGCCACCTGTACCGCCTGTTCCAGCAGCACTACCTGCAGAACCACCACCACCTCCTCCAGCGTAATAGGCAGAACTTCCTGTGATAGATGAAGCTACTCCTATACCGCCATTACCACCATTACCAGCACCATTTGAGCCAGCAGCACCTGCACCACCTCCACCAGCACCTGCGTTACTAGAGTCACCTGTACCGCCAGAGTTTCCTTGACCACTTGTGCTTGCTCCACCAGCCCTACTTTGATATGCTCCGCCACCGCCAGAGCCACCATTACTACCAGCAGAGTTAACAGTACCACCGCCACCGCCACCTATAGAAGTTAAACCAAAAACAGTTGAATTTGAACCGTTAGTACCATTTGAATTTGTGTTTACAGCTCCACCACCACCCACAGTAATAGAATAAGTCGTGCCTACAACTACTGACGATGTTCCAGTTAATAAACCACCTGCTCCACCGCCGCCGTTACCACCGCCTGTTGAATTGTTTTGTGCTCCACCGCCACCACCTGCTGCCATTAAATATGTTGCTGTATATGATTGGCTTGATAACACAGTCCAGCCTGTTCCTGAATAAACTTCAGTTGTATTATTTGTGCTATTGTAACGAAGAGTACCAGCTATAGGAGATGCAGGACGTTGTGCTGTCGTGCCTGTTGGAACAATAATTCCACCAGTTGTAGTATTAGCTTTAATTAAACCACTATCAGCTACAAGTTCTAAATCTCCAGAAGTATTACCTGTGGAGACTAGAGCTGTAGTTGTTGTTGTTCCTGCTTGAATCTTACTCATTAGATTACCACCCATCGTTGACCAGAAGCCACTGTAACAGCGATTCCTGATGCAATTGTCATTGGACCTACAGAGAATCCATTCTGTCCTGAAGCAATAGTTTGATTAGCAGACACAGTAGTTGAATTAGTAACAATACCGTTAGTAGCATCAGCACCTGCAGCAGCAGTAGCGTTAACCCACACAGTGCCATTGTATTTTAATATCTGATTGGTTGTTGCAGAAGTGATTGTTACATCAGTTAAATCATCTAAGGCTGGAGTAGCATTGACTGTAGCCCATGAAGCAGTAGAACCATTAGTAGTTAAGTACTTACCTGAGTTACCTGATTGACTTGGTAAAGCATCTACAGTAGTCCACTGAGTATTGTAGTTAGTGCCATTGATTTTGCTTAATACTTGACCAGTTGTACCACCAGCAGGAATACCTACACCATCTGCACCAGCAGCTCCTGTATTTCCTGTAGCACCTGTTGAACCTGTTGCTCCAGTAGCACCTGTAGGACCAACAATAGAAGTACCAGAACCCCATGAACCAGCAGCTTTAGGTCCAAAGATATAATTAGTAGCAGTGTTGATGTAGAAGTCACCGTTAACACCTTGAGTGGTTGGATTAACAGTTCCGTTTAAAACTGTTTTACCATCAGTACCGTTTGTTCCATTAGTACCTGCTGAACCTGTAGAACCAGTTGCTCCTGTTGCGCCTGTAGCACCTGTAGCTCCTTGAGCACCTGTAGCACCAGTAGCGCCTGTAGCTCCAGTAGGAATACCTAGAGATAAACGGAATGTAGAAGTATTGTATGAAGCAGTTGCTGAAGAACCAGCAGACAAAGTAGAGGCTACGACATTAAAGCCAGTAGCCATGTTGATTGAAGCTGTGCTTGCTGTTTCTGCGTTAGTCTCTGCAGTTTCAGCGTTTGTTTCTGCTAATTCAGCAGCAGTCTTTGCTGTCTCTGCTGCAGCTTGAGCTGTCTCTGCAGCATTTTTAGCTGCAATAGCTTCATTCTTAGCTGTAATCGCTAAGAGGACTTCACTAGCTGCGTCATTAGTAGCATCACCTGAGCCGCCCGGACCCCTATATATGCTCACAGTTATTCCTCAGAAGTAGATTTTTTAGTTGTCTTCTTAGCTACTACAGTGGTTTCTTTAGTTTCTTCTTTTACTTCTTCGTAAGCTGGATTTTCACGAGTAGTCAAAATATCTACTTCATGCTCAAACTGAATAATATTACCAGAAAGGATACACTTGAACTTTACCATTTATAACTCCTACAGTTTATTTTAAAACTCTTCTTAAAGAGTACTAAAGTAAACTGCCCCAGCAGTTTCTACCGGGGCAGACCTATTTACTAGGTATTAAGCTGGAACAACTAATGCAACAGAAGCGTAGTCACGCAACTCAGCAACACCATAAAGAGTGTCAGCAGTAAACAATGTACCAAGGTATTCTTGTTTGTATTGAGTTTGTGAACGTACACCAACTTGTTCAACTAGAACCATTGCATCTTTGTGAGCCATCAAGCAAGTACGAGCAGCAGTAGAACCAGAAGTTGTATCAGCGTTAGAAGATACAAATACAGGCATACCGTACAAGTTACCGATTTCACCGTTACGGATTGTGTTAGCAGAACCAACTTCGCCAACAAAAGCCTGTTCAGTGTAACGAGCTAAGCCCATCAAAGTGTTACGGCTTGAAGGAGGGATAATGAAGAAACGATTATCCATTGGAACATCGCTGTCATCCAAACGCTGAATTGCACGACGGATACCAGCATCAGTCAAAGCAGAAGCGTTGTTGTTTGCAGCAACATACAATGTAGAACCGTCACCACCAATGTAACCCTTAGTGTAAGCAGCAGTGTTAGCACCACCTTGAGCGATACGACCAAGTTTAATCAAGTCAGTATCAACTTGCTTACCCAAAGCGTAACCAGCGTCATCAGTGTAGAACTGACGTAGTGAAGACAATGCCTGAGCTTCGACGATATCTTCAATCAAACGGCTGTACTCGTAGTGATTGTTAATAGAAACAGTTACTTCGCTTTCTGTAGCAGCGATTAGTGTAACTTGAGTAGATGCAGATTTTGCTGAAGCGCTACCACGAGTAGGAACAGGGATATGAACTGTATCGCCCTTCTTACCTTTGAAAGACATCTTCTTAACAAGATTAGCTGCTACTAATGATTTTTTGTAAGCAGCGGCAATTTCGTCACTCCAGATTTCTGGGATAAACGTATTTGCTGTTGTGACCGTGACGTGGTCTGTACCTAAAGCCATGATAAATTCCTTTAAATTAAATTATAAAATTACTTGACTCGTCCTTGGGCATAAGCACTCATGATTTCATCTTGAAGTGCCATATAGCGGTCTGGGTCCGTCATTCTCAGTTTGATAAGGTCAGCACGACGATAAACTTTTCTGCTTACTTCACCTGAGCCACCTACATCAACTCCTGCTGCCTTCAATGCTGTATCTTGAGCTTTTGTTTCTACAGCTTTAGCTTGTTCTTTCTGCTGAGCTGATTTGATTTGTCGAATTTCCTTGTAAGTACTCAACAATTCATCAGCAGCAGGAAAATCAAAGTCTGCGTCTGCTTTTGTAAACAAATCTACACGAATCGCTGAAGATTTAACCCAGTTCTGGAAGTCTGCATTTTGTGCAATCTCCATAAAGTCAGGATGTTTAGCATTGAGCTGTTGAGCTGTCTGCATCTTCTTAAATTCTAAACTTGCTTTACGAGCTTCTAATACAGCAGGATGTTGGTCAACAGTGCGTGATACTGCAGCCTGTGGGTCAGCAAAAAAATCTTCTTCCTGCGTCTGTTCAGTTGGTTGTTTTGTCGCTTTGCTTTCGAGTTGCTGCTTTAATAGCTGGTCAGCGAGGCTTCTAACTTCGTGTACTTCCTGAGCTTGACGACCAATCATCTTTTCAGCTTCTTGGTGCATCTTGACAATCTCCGAAGCGGATTTGCCTTTATACTTCTCAGGGAGTTCTTCAGTTTCTTGTTTAGG